TACTAGAGCCAGATCTACTAGAACTTTTTTTAGAGCCAGATCTACTAGAACTTTTTTTAGAGCCAGATCTACTAGAACTTTTTTTAGAGCCAGATCTACTAGAACTTTTTTTAGAGCCAGATCTACTAGAACTTTTTCTAGAGCCAGATCTACTAGAACTTTTTTTAGAGCCAGATCTACTAGAGCTTTTTCTAGAGCCAGATCTACTAGAGCTTTTTCTAGAGCCAGATCTACTAGAGCTTTTTCTAGAGCCAGATCTACTAGATTTACCTCCTTTGAATAATATATATTTAGTATAATATTCTTGAATTTTGTATAATGGATTTTCATAGTTTTCTTTTAATGTGATTAAACTTTTTTTAAGGTCATCATTTTGTAAATTATTAGGATTATTTAACATTTGTATTATTTCTTTATCATTATGATTTTTATATATTTTAATTATATTTCGAAGGTCGTTATGTGATAATAATAGGGACATATATATAAATATTATATTTTTTATTTTTTATTAAGTTTAATTAAATTTAATTAAACTTAATATAAAATTTAAAATATTTAAAAGATATTTATTTATATTTAAAAAAAAGAATATTATTAGAATTAATTATGGATTCTGATACAAACAATGTAATTCCAACTAAAAAAAAAAGAGGTAGAAAACCAAAAATTAAAGATAAAGTAGAAGAACCAAAAATTCCCAAAAAAAGAGGAAGAAAACCTACTGGGAAGATTATTAGTTTAAAAAACAATGAATTTAGTTCTTTAGAACATGATGAAAATTGTATTATCGCTCACATTCCGTTAAAACAATCAGATATAGATAAAATTACAAATAATTCAGTATTTAGTAGTGTAGATGAAAAAATAAGTAGTATAATTGAAAATAATTCAGAACAATCGGATAGTGAGTCGATAACAGAATTATCTTTAGAAAATAATAATCTAGGTAATAATAAAAAGAATTTTTCTGATAAATATATTACACATCTAGAGACTGAAATAATAAATTATAAGTTAAAAATTAAGAAATTAGAAGAAACAATAAATTCATCTGAGATATTTTTTGGTGACTATTCAGTTGAGAGATTAAAATCTCAAATAGTTATTGATGATAATAATGAATTTATTCTAGTAAAAAATACAGATATTTTATGTTGGTGGTGTTGTAATTCATTTGATAATACACCATTTCCATTACCTGAAAAGTTATATGAAGGGAAGTATCACGTATTTGGTAATTTTTGTAGTCCATCTTGTGCGTGTGCATTTAATATTGATATAAATGATCATAAATTATGGGAGAGAAATTCATTAATTTTAAAGTTATATAATGAATTAACATCGAAGAATATAGAGAATATATATCCAGCACCTCACAAGCAAATATTAACGAAATTTGGTGGTAATTTAACAATAGAAGAATTTAGAAATAAAACTAAAAATGTATATAGTAGTAGATTTATAATACCTCCAATGGTACCATTAACGACATTAATTGAAGAATCCTATAAAGATAGAAATAAATATAAATGGGAAACAAAAGTTAATATGTCAAAATATAATAATTTGAAGAAGAATATTAAGATTAAAAGAAATACAAGTAAAGGAAGTGAAAATAATTTAGAAAAAATTATGGGGTTAAAGAAAATTAAAATTGATTCTTAAATAAATTTATTAGTATTATTAATAAAATATAGACCCTGTAAATAAGAATCACATAAATCATCTTTTTTTTTATTATTTTCTAAAAAGTTGATCCAATTACTTTCATTATTATCATTTAATATTTTTTTAGTATATATAACTGCAGTATCTTTAGTAAATTTATATTTTTTACTTTTATCTTTTAGATCATCAATTTCTTTATTAAGATCTTTATCATTAATTTTTAATTTATTAGATGGTGATAAATAATAAATATTTTTTAAATTATTTATTTTTTTATCAACGATACCCCTTATAAGAAACCATGAATATAATGTATCAGCTATACCTTTCATTTTAGGATTTTTCATACTAGGTTGATTTTCAATTAATACATAATCGATATTATTAAATTTTTTTTTATCTAATGCATTAATCAAATTCAATTTAATTATTTCAACAGGTGCCTTACTTGCATTTTGCTTTGCTATTTTTTTAATAACGTTATTTTTTGAATTGAAACTATTGCAATGTAATTTACAACAGTAAATTATTTTATCATCTCCTTGACTAATTTTAAATTTTGCTTCTTTCTCACAAACTTTCTTATTACTTTTAATAACTGTACATGTTTCGACTCCCTTATAATTTTGAATATCTATAGTATTTTTTTCTATTTTAGTGAATTGTCTTTTATGTAATGTACAAAAATGATATTTATCATCACCATTTATGTATTCGTATTGTGGTATGTTAGTACATTTATTTTTTTGATTATCCGATCCAATAAATCCATGACATTCCTTTTCTTCATCTTCTAATAAATTTATATTACCCCAATCTATAATTTTAATTTTATCAGTAATTTCAATAAGGCAAAACGCCAAATGGATAATTCCAACATCCCAAGATAATATTATCATTAAATTAATATATATAAAAATTATATAATTTAAACTTATGGAAGAATTTATTTATAATCTGAAATTATCTCAAGGATTGAAACCAAGTTCTTTTAAAGAAATACATTTTTCTATTGTAACTAACATTATTAAAGCATTAATATTTATCTTACCATCATTATTCCTGTTAAATAAAATAATAAAAGGTGAAGAAGATATATCATCAAATTTTGATGAATATCAGAATTAAATAATTGAAGAGAAGAAAAATATGCAATATTTAAAAATAATACAAGGTGTATTATTTATTTTAATTGCAATTAGATTAAATATTATTTCAGCTGAAATATATTCAATATTAAAACATTTCAAACCTCATAATATTAAATATTATGTTTAAGTATTAATTAATAATATTGAAAAATATACATTTAAAGATTATTAATATATTATATACTAAATGGTCAAGTATATTAGTTCAAAGTATTTAGAGTTAGAGAAGCTACCTCAAAATATAAATATATCTACAATATCTGCAACTTGTATATTAGGTACGACATTGATTTGTAGTAATAAATATAAATTGATAGATAATGAAGATAATACAGATACTTCGCCAGAGAAATTAGATATTTTAATTAAAAGTGATTTTAACTTTACACCAAATGATGAAAAAAAATTTAGTTTAAAAACTGGATCAAGTGAAAGTAAAATGGCAATTATCCAAGAAATTAATGATGTGACATATATAGAAAAGACAACCGACGGACATATTTTTAGAATTAATAAATTTATTAAATTAAAAAATTCTAAAGATACATATTGTGCATCAGATATATTTAAGTCTTATATTGGAATAGTAGCGAATGTGAATATTAATTTAAACAATATATATACGTATTTAAAGTTAGATAAGACTTCTGTTTTTACAGTAAAATATAAAAATAATGTAAAATCATTGGAAGTACAAAAGAAAAAGAAAAAGAAAAAGAAAAATTGTTTTCAGAATCAAATGACAGTAGAAATTAAACCTGATTTACCAAAATATCCTGATAGTAAGGTAAGTTTGAAAATTTTTAAGAATGGCTCGATTCAAATGTCAGGCATTAAATGTATTCAAGCATGTAACACTGTTTTGACAAAGTTTATTACTGAATTATCACGAGAATATGGAGTTATAGAAGATGGTAAAATAGAAGAAATTAGATTTATTGATAATATTGATATTTTAGAAATTTATAGTTTTAAAATTGATATGATTAATAGTGGATTTCAGTTAAATTACGAAGTAAATCGTGAAAATTTATATAATCACTTATTGGAATGTAAAATTGAATGTAAATTCGAACCGAGTATTCATGCAGGAGTTAATATTAAATTTGCTCCAACTGGAGCAGAAAAGAAAGTTTCAATTTTTGTTTTTGAAAGTGGTAATATAATTATTACGGGAGCCAAAAAAGTAAATAATATTTTAGAGTCATATAATTATATTAGTAAGTTTATGGAAGATAATAAACAGATTGTTCAGAAGAGTAAGATATGTGAGATGTTAAGAGATAATATAAGTAGTGAGTTAAAAGAAATGATTCATATTGATGATGATGAAGACCTTCTAGCGTTGGCTCTTAGAGAGGTATCTTCTACTTAAATAGTTATATATGAATTATTATATTTTGTAATTCATAAATTTGATATTTATAATTAAATTTAATTATAAATATTATCTAAATGTTTTTAGATTAAATATATTTAAATTAATAAATTTAGTTATATTTTGATAATCATTATTATCAAAAAATGATTTTAATTTACTTATATCTTCATATTTAAAACCAATTTTATTATCTCCTGAAACTATTTTTCTTAGAAAAAAAGATTCAGGAGATTTTTTTTTGAATTTACTAATTAATTTTTTATGGTATAAAAATGTAATAGGATGGTTTATTCCATATTTTTTAAGTAAAATTAATGCATCAAGTGCATCTTTTTGCACTTGATTTATTTTGTTACTATCTTGTAATTTATATAATTTATAAGCTAAAGTTTTATAGCTTTTAATTAAATTTTCAATTTCTGGTATAGTTTCTCTATACCAGAATGAAATACGTTCAATTATATTTCTATCATTAAATTTATAATTTTTATTTTCATAAAATAAAATAGATAACATAAATGTTTCATCTGGAGAATACATTCTATGTCTATCTTTTTCTAATGCTGAACGATTTTTTATTTTGTTTCTATATTTTATATAATTATTTACAACTATTTGAGCGTCTTCTTTATTAACACAAAAGAATTGAGAAGAAAATATAAATTCTCTATTATATCTTTTTGTACCGATTAAATAATCTGAATGACTAAAAAAAGATAATTTATTTAAATTTAAGAATTTATAAAATCTATTATATGAATGTATTGGTACTGAATCGTCTGATAATAAAATAAAATAGCATTTTGATGATTTATTAGTTGCTACTGCTTTTTTTAATAAATAAACTACTGCGTCAGCCAAAGAAATATCACCCCATTTAGTTTCAATAGGATATAAAACTTCCTCATTTAAACCCAAGAATATTTCTTTATATATTTTTGGATGTATTATTATTTGATAATTATTTGCATTTTTAAAATAATTTTTCCAAAGTTCTAAATTATTAAAATTTTTTTTTATTAAAAATAAAAAGTATAACTTAAGCATAATTATAATATAAAAATATATTTATATTTTATAATTTAATTTTTAGCATTCATCATAATTTGAATTGTCCGGTTGAGATATTACAATATTATTTACTAATGGATTATTATTTAATTGAGATAAAATTTCTGGATTTAGTCTATTAGACTCTTCTTGCTTATATGTCTTTTTAGTATAACTTGTTGGTAAATTAAAGTTATTACTATGAGAGTTTGAACGATCAATTAATGGTGCACGATTTATATCAAAATTTTCTCTTAAGTGCATGTCCCCTAAATTTGTTAGAGTTGTGGGTATAACGTCATGTTTTCTATCAGTTGGAATTCTTGATTGTATGGAGATTTCTTTTCTATCATCAAGTTCCATATTTTGTTCTGCTCCGTAATCTTTTGGTGCTTGATCTCCCCCAGCTCCTCCAAATCGTAATACTTGCATTAATTGTCTTAATGTATCAGGTGCTTCATATTTATTTGATAAGTATCCACCTTTTGTATCTTTCTTGTTAGCATTTGATAAATATGTATTCATTACACACAATTGTTTTAAGGTTTCTGCAGGTATGTCTCTTGGATTATACATAATTCCTTTATTTACTGTTCCTTGAGCGACACCTAAATCATATTGATGTATTAACATTTCTTTTAGTGTAGCTGCTGGAACATCAGATGGATCAAATACATTTGGTTTAGTATTATTACTCATTACATGACCATATCTATCTGGGAATATAGATGTTTCTTTAATAGTTGGACGTGATACATTAGTTGGATCAAAAGTTTTTGGTGCTTCAATGTCGTTTTTAGCATGTCCTAATTGATTAGTATAAACTAATTCTTCACGATGTGTTTGTCTTGTAATATCTGTTGGATCATATACTTGTCCCATATTTACTTCTCCTTGAGTATTAGATATATTTTGATTATATGTTTGCTCTTCTCTTTGAGTATGTCTGAATATATCATTCGGGTCATATGCTTGATTACTATTAACCTCACTTCTTACATTTATTACATCATTATTATATGCTAAATCTTGTCTTTGTGTCAATCTTAATATATCGTCCGGATTATATACTCCAACTTTATTTTGTACACCTTGAGCCATACCAGCTTGTTCATTAAATTGTGTATCTTGTCTCATAGTTGTTCTTAGAATATCATCAGGATTGTAAGCGCCTACCTTATTTGCTACACCTTGAGCTATACCTGCTTGTTCATTAAATTGTGTATCTTGTCTCATAGTTGGTCTTAAAATATCGTCAGGATTATATACTCCAACTTTATTTTGTACACCTTGTGCTATACCTGCTTGCTCATTAAATTGTGTATCTTGTCTCATAGTTGTTCTTAGAATATCATCAGGATTATAAGCACCAACCTTATTTGTTACACCTTGAGCCATACCTGCTTGTTCATTATATTGGGTATCTTGTCTCATTGTAGTTCTTAATACATCATCTGGATTATATGCACCAACTTTATTTGTTACACCCTGAGTAATTCCAGTTTGTTCGTTATATAATGTAGTTTCTTTTCTTGTAGTTCTTGTAATATCTTTAGGATTATATGTTTTATTTGATTTTTCTGGTGCTTGTGGTACACCTCCTTGTTCATTAAATAGAGTAGTTTGTTTAATTGTTTGTCTTGGTAAATCATGAGGATCAAATACAACAGTTCCTAAAGATGTATTATATGGATTTGGTTGTCTATTAGTAGCTGTAGTTTCTCTTTGAGTGTCTGGAATTTTATATGAACATTTATTTGGATTATGTTTTTTAATTGTATTTTGTACATTAGATGGACCAGAAGAAGCTGATTCTTTTTTTGTAGATTCTTTAATTTTACTACTATTTTTATTAGATCCTTTATCAATAACTGATTTTGCTGGACCAATAACTGGAGTACTATTTTTTCTACCAGTATTTTTTAAAATTACTTTATCCCTGCTTGCAGGTTTAGTATATACACCTCCAGATTTTTGGAATGTATTTGGATCAATTTCTTTTGTTTTCTCTGGTCTTCTTTTGTAAACTTCACCAATTATTTTCTCTTTATTACCTTTTTGACCAGGAATTATTACACCACCATATGACATTTTTGGTCTATCAGCTGATCTTAATTCATCTACTGTTTTGGGTAATGGTCTATATTCTTCTTGATTGCCACCGTCAGGACGTGTTGTTTGATCAGGTGTTAAGTTAAGCCCAGGGCCAACATTTTGTTGTTCAAATGGTAAAATATTTCTTTTTTCTCTACTTGGTAAATAGTATGATTCCATAAAATCTAATTTATTTTCACTACCATTAACTAAATTTACATCTTTTTGAATTGGTGCAAAATTCTCTAATAACATTTCCTTTTTTGGAACATAATTTCTGGATGAACCTGAAAATACATCTACTTTATGTGCGAATGTTTGTTCATTATAGTTATTAATCATTTGTTTTTTTGCAAAATGTGGTACCATATTAGAATGAGAAAATTCATCTTTTGGAGTTATACCATATGTCATATCAGATTCATCGTCAAAAAATGAATATCCATCTCCAATCGCGAGACTTCTTTCAATTTTATTAAATTTATCTTTATCTACCGAATTATGACCTTGATTTGATGATGTAGGTTTTGACTTGTTATCAAAAATTAAAGGTTTAAATTGATCTTCATAAGATTCTTTTGTATTATTTAACTTGTCGTTAAAACTTTCAAATAATTTTATATTATCTAAATTATCTACATTTTCGTTATAGAAATTTGAATTTGAATTCATATCCTTATAATTTACAGATATATTATTTATTGATTTAATACTATTATTAATTATATTTGTTTTTTGTGGATCCAAACTTTTTTCTATTATATGATTTTTATTTTTTATTTTTATTATATTTTTTTTATGAGAATCGTCATGATATGTAAAATCAATATTATGGTTATAATTATTTAATATATTATCATTATTATCTTCTTTTATATTATAATAATTATTACCTAAATATGCAAGTGTACCAATTATTCCTAATTCCATTATATAATTATATAGATAAAATTAAGTATTAAATTATACATATGTAATTTAATAATTAACTTAGAATTTAGCAGAGTACTTGTCTTTAGCTTCTAGTCTTGTGTTAGTTCCATATCTTGAGTTTACATCTTGATTTTGTAAAGAAGTTGTATTATGTCCATTAAATACATTTTCTTTTGGGTCTATTAATGGGTATGAAATTTGTAATGGTAAAGTAGATAATCCTCTAAATTCATCAATTGGTACTTCTAATCTAGAATTTGTAGGATTTAAAAAATTATTACAATATACACTTTTTTGTAAATTATCTGCTAATTTTTTCCTTTTATCATCTAATTTTCTATTCCCAGAGCATCTAGATGATGCTTCTCCTCTATTAGATAATACAGATTCAATTTCTGCGATATCACCTAAGGCTGAACCCTTATTAACTTCAGCAGAATTTTTTACTCTATTACTTCTTGGGCCAAATAATGAGTGGCATGAATTTTCATTATTTGTTTGGCCGTTATACAATCTATAATCGCCAGGTAAGGTACTTTGTTTAGTATCTTCATTAATGAAACATTGGTCATAGGTTAATCTTGAAAAATGTCCAGACATCTTATAATAATGTTTAAGATAAAAATATTATAATAATTAATTATTTTAAATTTCTATATATATTTAATTTAAAATCCTGATGATTTTGGCATTTTCATGTTTGTTGGCACAATATCTCTCTCACATACTCTTGGATTAGAAGGAATTCCTGGATTACATCTTACATCATTAGAGTAATCACATGGTTTGTGTTTATCGTGATTGCAGTTTGTTCCTCTTACTAAATATAATAATTCACTTTCTACTTCAGTTCTTTTACCAATAGAATCCCATTTATTTGTGATAGTGGCATTTGCATTTTTTGAGCAATATTCGGAATTAAGTTCATTTTCGTGTGCACCTTGGTATAATTTATATTCACCTGGTGATACACTTTCTCTTAGTTTTAATTGAAATTGACAATTGTCGTACAATTTTCTGTTATAACTTCCAGACATTATATATATTAAGGATGTATATTTTTTTTAATCTTAATTAAAAAAACTATATTAATTTTTATTTCTATATTTATCTAAATTTCTTGTATCAATACCACCTCTCGAAAATGGCAGTACTGTATTATTTTCATCATGAAACCCTTTAAACATATGATGAAATCTATAATCTTTTAAATCCTGAGTTCTTGCTGTCTTTCTTTCATTACGTGCATCCTGTCCATATCTTAAGTTTGCTGATATATCAACATCACCAAAACCTCTTCCATTACCTTTAAATCCATTGGTAACATAATCACCATGATTTAATGATTCTCTTTTTTTTTGACTATTCATTGAAAAATTTCTATAGTCTTTATTTTCATTATCTTCATCAATATCTAATTTAAAGTCACTTTTTTTAGAATAAGTAGTTCTAGCATGTAATAATTTTGATTCAATATCTACATTTGAAGATTGATTATTTGCATTACTGGGTAACATCCCGGGTACATATATAACTTTATTAATTTCTAATTCTCTATCAAAACCTTTATCATTATATTTTAATTTTTCTTTGGTTTCTAATGTATTATCACACATATATTACTTATAAAAGATATTTATTTCTTTAGAAATATTTAATATTTATAATAATTTCTAATTTATATTAATGAGTGACAGTTATTTTCAAGGTCCACAAGGACCCGAAGGGTTACCAGGATTATCAGGATTAATGGGCCCAGCTGGACCATCTGGCCCACCTGGTGGTCCAGCTGGGCCAGCTGGACCACAGGGTCCCCCTGGCGAACGTGGACTAGATGGCCCGCCGGGGCCACCTGGTAATATTGATGATATTTTTTCTGGGCAAAGAGCAAACTCTGCTTATAACAAAATTCGAGAAAATGTATATCCAAAATTATATTATAAATCTGATGGAAGAATTGGTATTAACAATGACGATCCAATAGGAATGTTAGATATAAAATCAGACAATATTCAAAGTACAGGGCTAGTTGTTAGAAAGTCTAATACTGATTCTAATTTAAAAATATATATTGAAAATAATGAAGTAATAATAAATATGAACGATGAAACATTTATTAAATCAGGTAATAGTAAAAGTGAATTAAATAATATTTATATTAAAAATCAATTTATTGTAAAGGGTGCTTTAACTGAAAATGATTTAAAATCAAATAATACAATGTTTAACACAGATGATAGAAAAAATATTATTGCAGGAGATACTACTTTTTATGGTGATGTTGAATTTACAGGAAAAGTTACATTTGCAAAAGATATTTTCATTCAAGGCAAAATTAATTATATTTAAAACTATATAATGAGCTACTCAATACAAGGAGTTTACTATAAAATTAATATAAAAGAAACATTTTTTTGGGGCAACGATGACGATGAAGAAGATAATAATGGTACTCCAGGACCTATAGGCCCCAGTGGACCTCAAGGTCTTGTCGGACCTAAAGGTGATATTGGTCCGATAGGACCACAAGGATTAATAGGACCAATAGGCCCTACTGGACCTCAGGGATATACAGGTGACACGGGTCCTACAGGAGCTAGAGGTAGTACAGGACCTCCTGGTCGAAAAGGTGATCCAGGTCTATCAGGTATTCCTGGACCAAAAGGGCCAGTTGGAAATAAAGGAGATAAAGGAGATAAAGGAGATAAAGGAGATAAAGGAGATAAAGGAGATAATGGCAAAAAAGGAGAAAAAGGAGAAAAAGGAGAAAAAGGCAATAAAGGCAATAAAGGCGATAGAGGATTAACCGGTTTACAAGGCCCTATAGGTATTCAAGGACCACCCGGACCTGCAGTAGAAACAGATACAGAAAGTTCTTTTGGTCTTGATATGGATGAATCATCGTCTGAACGCAGTTATTTAACAAAATGGTTACTTCCTGAATCAAAATATATTAGTAATAAAAATCCAGAATTAAATTATTTGAAAGTTAATGGAAATTTAGATGTAAGTAATGGTAATATAAATGCAAAAGGAACAATTATAGCAGATAATTTTAAATTTAGTGATAATCGTCCTTTTGGTGTTGCTGGTCCTAAAGGTGCAACTGGTGCAACTGGTGCAACTGGTGCAACTGGTGCAACTGGTCCTACTGGTCCTAAAGGTGCAACTGGTGCAACTGGTCCTACTGGTCCTAAAGGTGCAACTGGTACTACTGGTCCTACTGGACCTAAAGGTGCAACTGGTACTACTGGTCCTAAAGGTGCAACTGGTACTACTGGTCCTAAAGGTGCAACTGGTCCTACTGGTCCTAAAGGTGCAACTGGTCCTACTGGTCCTAAAGGTGCAACTGGTCCTACTGGTCCTAAAGGTGCAACTGGTACTACTGGTCCAACTGGCGCTACTGGTGCTGGTATAACTGGTAATATAAATAATCTAACTTTCAAGAATGATGGAACTAATTGGTGGCATAGATCTGGAGGAGACGCTGCAATTGTAAATGCAAATGATTATAACACTTTAATGATTGTAGGTAGAGGTGATGGGGAAAGAAAAATAGGAATGTGGGATAAAGTAACAATTAATGGTAAATTTTGTATAGGTAATACATGTATTAATGAAAGTGATCTTCAACAATTTATTAAGCATGGAGATAGTGTCACTATGAGATCACATAGAACAGGTAAACGATTACAAGATGCTGCAACAAATGCAAGATTCGAAAATCATAATCGAGCAAGTTGGGAAAGAATGCATATTGAAAAATGTGGTCATAATGGAATTGGACACACACCTAATCAATGTTAATATTTAAAAAATATTATAATTTAATTATAATATTTTTTAATATAATGAGCTATTCAATACAAGGATTTTATTATAAAAATTCAATTGAACATTTCTGGGATGATGACGATAATTCAAAAATAGGTCCACCAGGACCTAAAGGTGATAGAGGATTAATGGGTCCACCTGGTCCTGCTGGGCCAAATAATGGCCCGCAAGGCGAATTCGGTCCAATGGGACCGACAGGATTAAAAGGTGATAAAGGGGATAAAGGAGATAAAGGTGAAATTGGACAAGTTGGGCCACCTGGAAGAAATGCAGAAAATGTTTTTATTAAAGTAACTGGTCCTTCCGGACCACAAGGATTAAGAGGTTTATCTGGATTAAGAGGTGAAAAAGGAGATAAAGGAAATATAGGTTTTAATGGACCAAATGGTCCAACTGGTTCTACTGGTCCCATGGGTCCTAAAGGAGATCAAGGTGAAAGAGGATTTGTAGGTATACCAGGACCGAGTGGTGGACCAGGTATACCTGGTATTAGAGGTCCTAAAGGTGAAACAGGACCTAGAGGTAAAGGATTTACAGAAATATTGCAAATGGCAAATGAAAATGAAGTTAATACATCAGCTGAAATGAAAACTATTAGAAAGTATTTAATTCCAGATATTAATTATGATAAAAATAAAAATATTGGTTTAGGAATAGATAAACCCAGATGTAAATTAGATGTAGTAGGTGATATTATGGCAAATAATTTAAAAATTAATGATAATAATCTGTTATGTATAGGTGATTCATGTTTAAGTAAAGAAAATATTAAATATATTAATAAAGATAATTTAGATGTAAAAGGTAATATCAGTTCTAAAAGTAATATCAGTTCTGATGGTACTATTAGTTCTAAAGGTAATATCAGTTCTAATAATTCTATTATAGCAAGCGATTTTAAATTAAAGGATGGTCAATCTATTGTAAATAACACAAATAAAGATATTGAAATAAAAAAAGGGAAAAAACTATTTTTTTCAGGTAATGATAATGATCCTTATTATTTTGAAAAAATAGGTAATACAGACTCTAATCATTTAAGACTTACAATAAATGATAATAGTAATGAAAGTTTGCAAATATGGGGTAATTCATGTGGAACTACTGGATGTGGTGGTGAAGGAGTAATGCAACATAGTTTTGATACTTCAGGCAATGCATATCATAAAAAAGATTTAACATCTGATGGCATTATTATAGCAAATGATTTTAAGTTAAAAAATGGTCAATCTATTGTAAATAATTCAAATAATGATGTTGAAATTAAAAAAGGTAAAAAACTATTTTTTTCAGGTAATGATAATGATCCTTATTATTTAGAAAAAATAGGTAATACAGACTCTAATCATTTAAGACTTACAATAAATGATAATAGTAATGAAAGTTTACAAATATGGGGTAATTCATGTGGAACTACTGGATGTGGTGGTGAAGGAGTAATGCAACATAAATTTGATACATCAGGAACTGCCTATCATAAAAATAAATTATGTATTGGTACCACATGCATTAATGAAGATCAATTAAAGAAAATAATAAATTTAAAACCTCCAACTGATTCAAAAATACGATTTGCTTTACATTGTTCTTTTGGTGGATGGAATAAATATTTTGGAGTAGGTGAATATCCAAATGTGATTTCTTTAGGTATGACAGGTGGTATATCATCTTTAGTTATACCAAGTGATTTATATATGATTGGATATTCTGGTTATAATTTTACAGGATCTTCAGTAACATTTCATGGATCAAAAACGATAAATTGTTTAGTATCTTATGGATGGAATGATAGAATAAATTCTTTAAAAATTATACAAAAATAATTAGAAATTAATTGGCTTATTACAGTTTCTTTCACCATCATAACATAAACATAATCCTCCCATTGGATATCTATCTTCTACACCCAATATTTGTGAAATTAAACCACCATGAGAAGCTAAAACTATATTACAATCAGTATCCTTATATTTATTGATAATGTAATTTACAAAATCATTTGCTCTCTTTTTTGCATCTTTAGTAAATTCTATTTTACTTAACGGTAAATAAGATTTATAATTTTTATTTTTTAAATAATACTCCTTATCCGAAGGTTTTAAATCTTTTCTAAAATTATTTTTATCAAAATTAATATCTACGTCGGTATGGTAATAAATTTGTTCATATAATGAAAATTCAATATTAACTTTCATATTTTTCATATCACAAAATGGTTTTACAGTTTGTAAAACTCTTTTAAATGGAGATGAAAATACTAAATTAATTTTTTCCTTAGATAAAGTAAATTTTAATTTTTCTGCATTTTTTAATCCTTCAGGAAGTAGAGGAGAATAAAATGTAGGATTGCGTAAATCTCTTATATCATGTCTCAAAAGATATAATTTCATATAAAATTAAAGTATTATATATAAAATATGGTCTAAAATTAATGATATCTTTCATCTTCATATTGTAAACATCTAGTACCATCGTATTTACAATTACCATTTGTGTTATATAACCATTTTCCAAATTCAATTGTATCATTTGGAATTGTTGTGACTGGCATAGTATAAAATTGTCTTTCTAAATTTTTTTTATCAAATAAATCATTTGAATTTTGATATAAATTAAATTTATATTTATCATTAACTAGATTCTTATTATATTTACATGCTGGTAACTTAACATCTGGATCCATATTTAAAACATTCATATAAGGATTGTTATTAGTTGGTAATCTACATTTATTTTTAAAATCTATTAAATTATTTTCATTTTTATTTATCTCCTTACTTTTGACCATACCAGAAAATAAAGATACAAAAATTAAAATAATTGGTATTATGTACCAATGTAATGATGAGTTTATAAAATAAAATAAAATAACTAAAGCAATCCCAAATCGAGTTAATGAATTTAAAAGTTCATTTCTAGACATATTTTTATTTGGAACTATGTTATACCATTTATCAATTAATATCTTATAATTATCTAAATAAAAGTCCTCCATTTGTGTTTAGCTGAGAAATTTATTTCATTAATTAATATATATGAATTACGAAAAAAGTGGAATTATTCTTTTTAAAAAAAAAGATAACAAATATTATTTTCTACTTGGTAAAAATAATTTAAAAATGTTAAATGTTAAAAATCAGAACTATTCAGATATTGGAGGATTAAAAGGTGATAATGATTTTAATTCTAAAGATACAGCATCTAGAGCATTTTATGAGAATACATTTGGGTTAACATTAAATATAGAACAATTAAGTGATAAAGTTATTGGTACCTATGATAACAAAAAATATAATCATTCAATACATTTTATTAAAGCAGATGTTGATGATAATACACTCTATAGTATTAATAAAGTACGTTCATATTTAAATACTGTAATTCAAGGAAATAGTTTTAATACATTAGAAAAAAAAGATATTTCATTACAAGGATGTGATTTATCTAATGATATTAGATGGTTTGAACTTAATGAAATTTTAAATAATCCAGCTATTTTCGATTCTCAATTTATAAATACATTTTTAAAATCACTAAAATCTGATATTCTAAAAAAAAATTAAATAAATTTAAAATTTGTTTAATTTTTTGTTTAATTGTTTAATTATTTATTTAATACTGACATAAAATTTTTTGTCATATTTAATAGTTCTGATTTTTTATCTTCTGGTAACTTGCCCATTAAATTTTCATTTAACTTCTCTAAAGAATCAACATCATCCATTTTTAAATCATCACTCTTTACATTTGCATAAAACTCTTCCATTTCTTTTATTTGTTCTGGTGTTAGATCTTCTTGTTCTTTCTTTTTATTCATTAATTGACCAATCATATCCATTGGATTAAATCCCTTCATATCTACCCCTAATTCACTCATCATTGTTTCTGGATTTGATAATGCTGAATCATCAATATTTACGTTTTTTAACTCTTCATCATTTGATGTTTTTTGATCAATTTCGGTCATCATTCTACCTAAAGATTCAAACATATCATTCATTGAAATTTGACCAGATTTTAATTTTGATCCATATTTTTGTGAAATCATCTGAGATGTTTTTATCATATTGTCAATTGGATTTACTTTGTCAGTTCCTTTAGATGCATTAACCATATTATCTCTTAATGTATCTGCAATATCCATTACAATATTATCTACTTTATTTTTTGGTTTTTCATCTGATAATTCTTCAGATGAATTGTCCTGTATTTTTTCTCCTAAATTAAATTGTTCAATAGACTCTACAATTTGTTGTACTTTATCTTTCTTAGTATCATCTCCAGTTCTATTTATTGCATAAATTATTTGAATACATTCCCATAAATAAGAACTATCTGATTTATTTAACATTGGTTTTAAAACTACACTTGGTATTATGTATATACCAGCTTTATTACCAAAAATTCTAGGATTTCTATTTATTAAAAGTTTAAATGTTTTATTATCACTTTCTACTGTTTTACAAAATTTATTAATAATTAAATTCAAATTTTCATCAGTATATGAATCTTTAAATACCTTAATTCTTTGAGAATCATCTAATTTTAGAATTACTAAATCTAATATTTCATTATATTTATTTCTAAGTTCTTGTGTTTTATCAAAACTACTCATTATTATATTAAAGCAAAAAATATTTAAATTATTTTAACGTAAATTATCACTTAAAACTATATGGAAATACTAGTTAAATACAATTTTTTAATTAATAATTCAAAATTTAGAGAACTTTCTTCAATAGAAAATATATTATATTACATTAATTTCATAAATGCATTACTATCTTATTGCTTTGTTTTTAAATTTATAATAGGATTATTTACAAATTATAAAATAGAATTTTTACTACTTAGTTCTTTTTATATTATGGATTTATTTTTATATTATTATATTAATTCTATAAATCTTAAGAAAGTGGTTAATAACAATATTACATTAATTTTAACAAATGAAATAAAATTACATCTAAAAATATTATTAGTTTCTAATTTATTAATTAGTTTAATAGTTGCATCCACAATTACAATATTATTTAATAAAAATTTTAAGTTTTATATATTTGATAATAATTGGAGTAAAGAAGTTAATAGCTATTTTATATTTTTTTTATCTTTTTATTCCTTACATTTAAAGTTAAGTTTAATTTCATACTTTATAGTATTTATCAATAATTTAATTAGTATATTATCTAATTTCATAAATTTAATTAAACAAAATGATTTAGATGTTAATAATTTAATTCAACAATATTTAGGATTTAGGCACAAATACAATGGAATTATATTTGTTTTTAATAATATTATTTCTAGTATTATATCATTTAGTTTATTACCATCATTATTTTTAATTTTGAATAAATTTAATTTAAAGATGTTTGATTTTATGTATATTAATAATTCTATTTTTTTTTTAATATTTTGTATGTCTTTTCATTATTACTCTAATATAATTGATGACAATATAAAATATTTAAAATCATTAAATGACAAAAATATTAATATTAAGGAATATATACACAGAAATAAAAATTTATATGATATTAAAATTGATAATAACTTGTCTAATATAGACTCTAATGAATTAAATTTAAAAAATTTTATTTTAGATATGGAAAACGGGAATTCATTAGATTGGTTAATTTACTCAAATATATTAAATCAGAATTTACGAAAAATTGAAATTTTAGGAATTGAAATTAGTAATTCAAATATAATTACTAAAATAATTTCGTTATTTGTATTTATAATTATAGGAAAACAAATTATTTAATTTTATTATTTAAATATTCAATACCAAAATTACATAGTAATTGTAAATATTCAAACATTAAATTAATTTGATTCTCATCAAATTTTATTATTAAATCTTTAATTTTAATAATATTTAATAATGATCTTTTATCATCTTCCTTAATTTTATCATTTAATTGTATATTCATAAAATATCCTATATCTTTATTTTGTATATATTGATTATAAATTAAACAATGAACTATAAATTGTTCAATTATCTTAATTTTTTCAACTTCAATCATTTTATGCATCGCTTTTTTATAAAACGAAATATCACTATCATTTGTAAAAGAATACATTAAATCTAGAAACATACTACATGTTGTATTAAATTCAATAACAACCTCCATTTTTATTATTATTATAAATTATTCTTTATATTATTTTTATTTACAATTGTTCTTGGAGTAGGTTTTCCAAAAAATTCAATATTTGAAGTTGGTTTTATGGAATTTGATAAAGGAACTGAGAAATTAACATTGTTCATTCTCATATTTAAATCTGTAGTTTTAGAACTGTTTACATATTTTTTCTGTTCATCAATTAAATTATTATGAGAGGACATTGATGTATCTGTATCATTAAATATAACTGAATCCTGTTGATTTCTTAAGTTTAATAATTTATTGAGTTTCTTTTTTTGTATATTTTGATTTATTTTTTCACCTTCTGGTAATGTATAAATTTGTTCATTATTAGAATTATAAAAAGCATGTAATTTATCCTTTGGTTTTTCTTCAATAAAACTAAAATTTTCAACTGTTTTATTAGACCCAGACAATTTATCATTTTTGTCAAAAACTAAATGATTTAATTTAGGATCTAAATTTTTATTTGGTTTTAAATTAAAATTATTTGTATTGTTATTAAATTGAGTTTTAGTTTTTACCCAATTAAAAGCATTTACTCCTACTATTGGTTTTTCTAAATCAGGAATTAATAATGTTGGTACTCTTTGTATATATGGAAAATTTTTATTGTTATCGATACAAATTAACTTATAGGAATTGATATCATCTACCTTAGTAATTAATTGAATCATGTCTTTGCAATATTTACATTTATTGCTATAAAAAAGTATATTGTTATTATCCATTAATTAATAATAACATTTATTTATTGGATTTTTTTACACAAATATATTATATATTATAATGAGTATTCCTAATGATATTGATTTATATTTCAATGAAGGTAATTTAGGTATAGGTATAACAAAACCAGATCATAAATTACATGTACAAGGTGATATAAAAGCAAATAATTTAAAGTTAAAAAATACTACTATAAATTCGAATAATGAATTTAAAATTATTAATAACGATGATAGTAATTTTATTCTAAAAAAAGATAAGTCATCTATCTTTTCCGATAATTTTGGTATAAATAATATAGATCCTCAATATACATTTGATATTGCAGGGAATTTTAGAGTTACTGAAAATATTTATGGCAATAATGGAAATATTATGATATCACATAATGAAGATATAAATATTGATCCTGAGTCAAAATATAATAATATTAATTTAAATAACAATGTTAATATAAAAAATGATTTAATTTTAGATAATAATATTACTGACAAACAAAATAATAAACTTGTTGATTTTAATGATAATTTAACTTTTAATTTTAATAAAAATGATGAAAGTAATAAATCAATTTCATTTTATGGACAAGTTGATTTTAAAGATGCGGAGAAAGGCGTAAACATTGGTACAGATACATTAATAGGACCTGGCGAATTAAATGTAGCAAATAAAATTAAAACAAAAAAAATACAAATATCAGATGAACCAGATAAAATGATTAATTTAGAAGGTGATCAAGCGGGTAATATTAAATTAGGTAAATATACATATTTATCAAATTTATCAACGAATAATGAATCTAATCAAACATCACTATTTGGTAGTAATCTATATTCAGATAATGATAATGTGAGAATTGCAGAAACTAGTGAAAATTATGGTTATAGAGGAATAGCAATGAATGATATAAATGGTATTCAATTTTATACATCATCTGGACAAACATCAAGAGGTAATATTCCAAATTTACCTAATATAACTATTTCAAATGAAGGCCAATTAATTCATACTGTTCCTGTATTATCATTTAACTTTGAAATAGATGATTTAGATAATGATATTTATAAATATATTAAAAATCAATTGGGAAATAAAAATATAGGATCTATGATGACATTTACTACCAATTCATATTTAGCAAATGATCAGTTATTTAATGTAATTAAAAATACAGCAACAACTGCAAAATGTTATATAATAGATAAAAAGACAAATAATGTATCACAATATTTTGATATCAGTTTACAATAATTTTATTTAAGTAATTAAATGTTAGTAAATATGAAATTTTTAGAAAACTGGAATTATGATATTCCATTACCTGTAACTACAAGAACACAATATGTAATTAAAAAATATAATTTATTTAAAAAAGAAATAGAAGATAAAAATATAAAAATAGAAGATTATATTTTAGAAACATTTTTGGATAATAAAAAATATTGTTTAGAACCAAATACTTTTCCATATAATATTCCAAAAACTATGAGTCATTATGTTTTGTGGGTGCATCCAAATTATAAAATAACAAATTTAGAATTAAATAATATTATAGTAAATACAATGGAAAAGTTAGGATATAACGAATATTTTTGTTTTGAAAATAATATAGCTTGTAAATCAGTTTTAGGAATATTACACTTTCAGGTTTTTTTTAACTTATGTTAATATTTTATATTTATATAAATAATGCGATTATACTTATTGAGACATGAAAAAAGAGCTATTGATAATCCCAGTTTTTATTCACCTTTACTTGAAAATGGTCTAATTGATGCAAATAAATTAAAATATATTTTAAATGATTTACATATTGATTTAATATTTTCATCTCCATTTAAAAGAGTTTTACAAACAATAAAACCATATTGTGATATTAAAAAAAGTAATGTTAATATTGAATATTCACTTTATGAACAAATTTATCATCATGAGACTCATAAATTTAAATTTAATAAAAATGACTATAAAAAAGATTTAATGCCAAATGATCCTGAATTTTATTTAAAAAATAATGACTATAAATCTTATTTTCCATTAGAAAAAATAGAATTTACAAAAGACACTTCTTTAAGATCTAATAATTTTTTAAAACATATTATAAATAAATACAAAGATACAGAAAAGAATATATTACTTGCTACACATGGTGGAATTATACTTGATATGATTAATGGTACTGATTCAGATTTTCCACCTATGGGAGGATTAATTTTATATTATAATGGAGAACATGAATGTCCAAAACCAATAAACTACTGTAAAGAATAAATAAAATAATTAAATATTTAATTATTTTATCTTTTACAACATTTTAATTTTAATTGTAATCCTCTAGCACTATTACATCTTGTAACTCCAAATCCTTTTAAATATTCATCATTTTGACACTCAGCTATTTGACTTACACCACCACCTAATCTATCAAAATATTCATTACCATGATTTGTACCTATACCCCAATGTGGACCCGTATCACATCCTCCATATCTAATAACACATGATTCAGGTGTTGTTATCCCTTTATCTCCTTTATCTCCTTTATCTCCTTTATCACCTTTAGGACCAATAAGTTCTTTGCCATTTAAATTAAGGTACTTATTCGCGGTTACCGTTCCTTTATGTTCAACATTACCAGATGAATCGAATTTATGTTGTAAAGAGCCTTCTCCACTACATCCAGCGGGTGTTGCACAAGAATTACCCCATATTTGTAAACTTTCATTTGAATTGTCATTAATTGTTATTCTTAAATGATGATTATCATTACTTCCTTTTTTTCCTATAAAATATAGATCATTGTCTGTATCTTTCCCAAAAAATATTTTTTTACCTGTTAAAATATTTAAATCATTATCAAACTGACTGAAATGTTCTTTTAAATTTAAGTAATAATAATTTTTAAATTTCATATATATATAAAATATTTAAATTAAAAGAGAAATAATAAATAAAATTTTTTCTTTTATTTTATAAGATTTTGACCTTAATTTATTATTTAAAATTTCCAAGTATTGCCACAAACCAAACAATTAACAAATGTTGTCATAGGTTCATCTGCACTTCTTGTTTGTAATTGATAAAAAGTACATTTCTTTTTTTTGCATTTTTTACATAAGAATATATTTGTGGTCGCCATATTTTTTTTCTTATAATCGAGCCATGCTATTTTGTCTAAAATAGGTTTCCATATCTCGGGATATAATTTATCAGGTGTCATAGTAGGAATATCAATTACATTAACCTCTTCGTTTTGAATTGCATCTAATAAATATTTATTTTTAATATGTTCTGATGAATCTATATTTGCTAAAATATCATTAATTTTATGTGTATAAATTTCTTCTATTATCTCTTCAACATTATATTTTTTAGCATAATCAACTGAAAAAGTATATATTTCATCTTCTAATAATAGTGCTTGAGTATTATCAATATATTTATTTAAATTTGTAACATATGTTTGTCTTATATCATCCATATTATTTAATTATATGGTAATAAATGTTTATATATATAAAATTCAATTTTAAACTTATGATAGTTTTTCATAAATAGCATCAAAATACCATTTCTTAATAGAGTTAACATATCCGTAATTATTAATAGTTTTTAGATTACACATTTCATATATCTCCTTATATGACAATTTATTATCACGTTCCATCATTTGAAAATATGGCAAATAATTATTATTTGAATCATTTGAACTATTTGTTAAAAGATAATTATTATCAACTGGTTTTACTTTTTGATATTCACTAGATAACATTGTTCTTGGTCTAAAGAAATTAGAACTGTCTGACATATAACCAAACATATTCTCAATATCATTCTTAACCTTTAAATTAGGCTTGTCGTATAAAATATTCCATTTATCTACTTTAGAACTATAACTTGTTAATCTAATTTTTTCACTGTCATTTAATGGTAATGAATAACCTCGTTGTCTATACTTATTAACTATTTCAATAGGATCTTTTGATCCTGCAAAATATTTATATTCTAAATTAATTAATGTCATTGCGGCTGTAATACATGATGGTAGTAAATATACTTGATTTCCATCATAATATCCTCTAACACATGGTAAGTGAAAGTTAGATACAGTAGAGAAGAAAGTAGGCCATCTAATTTTAAATATTTCAAATTCATGATTTAAAAAAGATGATTTAATTCTATATTTAATATTTTCATGACATTTGAATAAGACATTTTCAATATAGTCAGAATTATCGTCTTCAATAATTTCTTCTGATTTATAATTATATTCTTTCTCAATATCTTCTAGATCATCTAAAGCGTTTTGTTCTTCAATTGCTGTTTTAGTTTTCTTTATATCATCCCAATACTTAGTCCAATCTTGTTTTGTTCGACCAAATATAATTCGAATATTATCTGTATTTACCATATCGAAATAAGAATTGTAATCTTCATTTTTCCATTTATCAGTACCGATATATTTTTCATTTTCCTTAATTTTGTATTCAGTATAAAACTTATAAAATTTAAGTTTAACATTTTCATCATCTAAATTTGTTAAAATATATTCATATGTCATATCAGTATTAACTATATTTTTTCTGATAAAAGTTTCATTCACAATTAGTGCAGCTACTTTTTCAGATGTTAGTTCCACTAATTCATCATTATATAATTTACATTTTTCAGATATTTGTTTGTGAAACTTAGAAACTCTATCGATATATTCAAAATCATCTTCTAAATTACACATAATATCCATATCAGAAGTAGAATAATATTCTTTATAGTACCTGTCTAAAGATTCAAAAGCATTCATTAATGGGTTATAATTAGTGATACATGCAGGAATAACACTTCCAGAAATACCAAAATTTGTCATATCTACTCCATCTAAAATATCAATGTCTTTATCACTTGTTAAAAATATATTGAAATTTTCTTTAAACTTAGTTAATGATACAACACCCATCTTATTATCTTTATGATATGAAATTTTTACCCCCATTGTATTATTACTCAAATTCATTACATTATCTGAAATAAGAAGAGGTAAATATGGATTATGTCTAAACGTATTATTTTGATTAATCATTTCTGATGAAAATGGAAAACTAGGTAATTTATTTGCTTGATCAATTGTAAATACAAATCGATCATCTTCAACAATTTTAGTCTTTTTGATACATTCTTCCATATACAATGTTAGCCATGAATAACCCATTGCATATTGAAACGCTGGTTTAAATAATTCAATTAAATCTATTTCATTTGAAGAAAAAGAATTTGTCCATTTTCTTAATTTGTCAATATATAACGGATTATTAAGAACATAATGACAATAATCTTTTGAAATTAACAATGACATTGTTAAATTATAAAATTCATATTGTGAATTTATGGTATTTAGTAGATATAAGATGTCAGATTCTTTCAAATCAATATCTTCATCAATTTTATATAATGAATATCCATTTTTTTTGATAATTGATGAGATATCAACATATACTGCTTTTCTATAAATATAATTCAAATAAGCGTCACCTTCTTTTGGCATTTTATTAATATCATTTAAGACCTCTTTAATTTTCTGATCATTAATTCGTTGATTCAAAGATAGATTAAATCCTCTATTAATAAATTTGTTTGTAATGTTAAGCTTATTATTAAATTTTTTTGTCCAATAATTAGATGATTCTGAATTTTTGAGAATTTCTGAAATATAATTTATATTAGCATGATTATTAGAATAGAATTCATTTACTAACTTAATTGCTAAATAATCTTTTGTTGTGAAGTGTGCGGTAAACTGTTTTGAATATAAATTATATGTTTCACTTGAAATATTAAATAACGGTATTACTAATTCTTTTTCCTTAAATTCAGATTGATTATTGAATATTTTTAAGTAATAACTATCAATTAAAACAACCTGTGATTTATGTACTGGATTATTAAGTAGTTTAATATTACTTTTAATTAAATCAAATTGTTTAGTTAGAGATTCTAATTCTTGAATAGTTAAACTTTCATTATAAACATAGTCTTCTAATTTAGTATTTGGTTTTAAGCAAATAACATAAACAGACTCAAAATTATAATAAAATTCTTTTTGTTTCAAATCAATTAATTTAACATATCCATTTTCAATTATAGCTTTTTCTCTATTAAAAAATGGATTTTTAATTGATCTTTGAATTATTTGATTTTCACAAATTGAATCATCAGAATCTGATTCATAATTTACGATTCCTTTGTCTAAACTGCTAATAGCTGACATCTTATTTATATAATAAATATGTAAAGGATAAAGTAATATAATAATCAATTTTTTTTAAGGTATGTATTCATACATTTTAGAATCTGAATTTATTTTAATATAACCCAATTGAATAAGACGATTTATTCTATTTTTAACATTATTTTCATTTGGAATGAAATATGTTTTGAGTTCTCCTCTAATTATCATTATTAATCTTGGGTAACTAATATTTTTTAATTTTTTAGAAGTTTTCATAATTACAGAGTCAATTAACATATCTTTATCACAGTCAATTTCATCTTTAACTAAGTTGGTATTTTGACTATTAATTACTGCTTGCATTAAATTAATTTTTCTTTCATCTACTTTATTAATTATATTGTGAGATATACTTAATTTATTTTCATTTTCATAAACGATATTATTAATTTTAAAGATATCTACAATTTGACTTATATCATCTTTGTCCATATTTGTTTTATTAACTATGTTTTCTATATTACAATCTGTCAGATTACCAATTGTTTTCAATACTGTATAGTAAGTAATTGGTAATCTCATTTCAGTAATACCTAAAGTAATATCTATAAAACTATCAGTATAAGATATTTTTAATGACCTTCTTTCATATTTAGATTTATAATAATTTTGTATAACTGTATCATAAATAGAAATTTCATCGTGTAAACTTATTTTATTTGAAAGATTTATTTTATTGTTTGAATTCCAAATAATATTAGATGATATAAATACATTTAATTTCTTAATATTGTATTTATCACCTATTTTATCAAGTTTAGATACAATTTCTGGTGTTTTAAATGTAATATTTAAGTTACTAATTTCATTATTCATTTGATCTGATAGATATACATCATCTAAAGAGTTTCTAATAATATCAATATTTGCTTTGTAAACGTCATCTTTAAATTGTTTTAGTAAAAATTCAAATGCTTTATTTTCGAAATTATAGTTTAGATTATGTGTTACTCTTTCTTGAAAATGATATTTATAAAATGTTAGAAAATCGATTTTATTTGGCATGATTGTTGAATAAAATTTAATAATATTAAAAACATTAAAAATATTATCTTTATTCATCCAGAAATAAAGAGATGCACATAAATAATTTGTTAATGAATTTAAATTTTCCATACTTTGAGATGAATAATTTGTAAAATCAAAAATATTGTCAATATCTGAATTTTCATTTTCATCTGAATCATTATTATTTGATTTATTATGAAATTCATAAATAATATTATAAATTTTAATAAGATCAATTAGTTCATCAGCATATGATATCTCTTTAAATTTTTCGAAACTGTATTGTTTGTCAAAATTTGAAATAAGTAAATTATGTATGTCTTTAATTGAATTTCTACTGAACCATTGTATAATTTTATTATTTTTGAATAGTTTACAATAATATGGTTTATTTAATAAATCAGAAATAAACTTAATTCCTTTAATTTTAGTATATTTAATAATAATATTCGTTAAAGACTGACTTATATTTGAAACTAGTGTTTTTAAAAGTATATTTTTTGTATCAATACTAGAAATATAATCAATCAATTTATTAAAATTTAGGAAAAAATTAATTAATTCTATTTCTTTAATTTCATTAATATTATCAATTTGTGAATTTATTAGATTATAGTACTTATTTAAAAAATAACATTCACAATTTAAATTATATGATAAAAATAATTTATTAAAATTTGTAATTTTACCATTTAATAATAGTTCATTAACTTCTGTTTCAAAAAAATCATTATATTTTTGAATATACATTTTCATATATTTTATACTTAAATCATTTACAACTGTTATGCTTGATACTTTATAAAAATTATGTTTAATATTTTCAATAGTGTCATGAATTGAATAAATTTCATCAGACGATTTAATATTATTAAATTCATAATTGTCTAAACAAAAATTGTTCTTATATGATTCTTCATATAATATCCAATAATTATTATAAATGTTATCATTCTTCTCTCGTTTTGGTATTTGAATAATATCAGTCATTTTTATATAATATAGCATCAATTAGCTAATATATTTATTTTTCAATTATTTTATTAAAAATTGATAAATTTACTTAAAGCTAATAAGACTTATTTTATATAAATGTCTGATAATTTTATTAAAAACATAGAAAGTTCTATTAATGAAACACAATTTTTTGATGGAGAACTTAAAGTTGGATTTTTAAGAAATAATATTTTTAATTATAATGTAAGAGATAATGTATATTTTGGATTTAAGAATTTTATAAGTAAAAATAGTAGCGCAACAAATATAAAACAAAAAATTTATCAATATTATGATTTACAAATGATATCAAAAGATGAAAATTCACATATTGTTTATAAATTAAATGAAAACTCAAAAATGGAATATATAACATTATTTGAAAATAAGTTATCTTTAAGATTTAAATTAAATAACGCAAATGTAATAGATAATATTTATTTTCCATGTCTAGATAAATATGATAATTATGAAGAGCAAGATATTGATAGATATTCTATAAAATTTAAAAATTCAACAATAAATATTGATTTTATAAATAATCAAAATGATATAAAAAGTATAATTTTTAGGTTTAAAGTTGATAAAACGAACTATGATAATTTTAAGAATAATTTATCATTTATTCTTTCTAAATTTTATCGTACTAAAATTAATTTATAAAATAAATAACTTTAAACCAAAATATATTGAAACTAATAATATTCCTTGTACTAAAAGATTAGTAAAGGCGATTCCATCTTCCCCTGCACATAAATTAGGAATATAAGTACCTAACATCGTTTGAACTGTTGGGTGTGAAATTGCAATAAATAATATTAATACAACTAATGGTTCTTTAAGTAATTCTACCATACCATTATTTGATTTTTTAGTATCATCATTATCATTTTCATCATAATTTTTTTTTTCAATTGTTTGTTGTTCCTCTTGTTTATTTTGCATTTGTTGTAGTTGTTGCATTTGTTGTAATTGTTGTAATTGTTGCATTTGCACTTGTTGTAAATTATTTAATTGATCTGATGTCATATATTCAGAATCTTTTCCTGCATCTAATTCATTTTGAATATTTGAGCTCAGTTCTTGCATATTATTTAAATCTGAAATATCTGTAGACATATTATTTTCCATTATTTAATAAATTAAAATTATATATTAAATAATACGAATAAATTTATATATTTTTAAAGGAAATTCAAAATATAATTCTAAATTATTTATTTTTTCTTTTGCTTCTATAATAATTTTCTCTTGTATTTACTATTATAATTTGATATCATTAAAATATTTTAAGTTCTATCTATTCTATTTTTTAAAATTTGATATTTAGTCTTTTCTTTATTTTCTATCTTCAATGTATCTTCCACACTATTATCTAACATATTCCATACCTTTAACATATCGATTATATCATTAACTTTCAATTCATAAAATGAATTTTCACTATAAGGACTTATAATAACACCTTCACCTTTGATTATTCCATGTAATAATCTCGACATTGGTTCATTTAGTTCATCTTCTGATTTTGTATCAAATACAAATTTTAAATTAAATTTTAAATATTCATGTAATTGAAAACCATATTTTTCATCAGATAAAATATTAGGAATATTTGTAGATTTGAACCAGTTATTATGAGGATCTACGATTTCATATTTATTATTAAAAAATATTTGTTCAAATTTATTTTGTGGATTAATATAAACTCCAGTATGATAATTATTATTCATTAATAAATCAATTACATTTGTTAATTTAGTATCAATAACTCTATCTTCATTTGGTTTATCAATTGAAATATATGTTTTGAATAAAACAGCATTCCCTCTTACTAATTGTTTATCAAATGTAATTAATGATGCAATCATATTATTTTTAATTCTATCTAAATTATCTTCATTATGAGGAACTTTAAACATAACTTGATATGTGTAATCTTCACACTCAAAACAATCTTTAACATCTCCATAATGTTCATTATCAAGACCAATAAATTTAACTATTTCTTCCATAAAAGATTCTTTATTAACTGTTAGTGATTTACAGTCTTGTTTTATTAATTCTAAAGATTCTTCGAAATTGATATAATTACTTTTAAGAGTTAGTAAATCTTTTTCATTCTTAGAATAGTTCGGTGTTTTTTGTGATTTTAGAGTATTAACATTAAAATCATTTCCTTCAATTAATATTATTTCAAAATTATCCATTAAATTAATAAATAATTTATGTTTTAAATATTTACTTAATTAATTTTATTCCATTATCTATTAAGTAATCGTACATATCTTTAATGTAATAATTTTCTAATATTTTTGTAGGTAAAATAGACGCAAATTTTATACCTTTTCCTTTTTCATGATGATAAAAATTATTTTTATCTACTTTATATAAGTAACATTCTTTTTTTAATTCATTAAATCCTCCTCTCTTTTCTTGTTTAACAAATCCATTATTATTTTTAAATCCTTTTTTAATATTTTTACAATCCATACAAGATAATGCAGCTAACCAAGGAACACTATATGCTATAATTCTATCTTCTGAATTAATTTTTTTAACTTTTTTATCTCTTGATGCATAATATAAATCATTTATACTACCTAAATCAAAGTTTGTATTATTACTTAATATTTTAATAATAGATGTTATTGATTTTAGTTCATAGCCATTTTTTTTGTAAATTCCTAATAAATTTTCACGTTTTTTTACTAAAAAATCTATTTCTAAATATTCTAATGGAAATGTTCCTTCTATTATTTCATTTCGATGTTCATCTAAATTTGTTTTTATAACATTTTTTGCATTATCAACGAGATCTACTTTTATAAAAAATTTTAATTTAGATTCAATTTTAACAAAAATACGTGAATTTTTGAAATGTGTATTTAATCCAATTAATACAATTTGTTTATTTTTATTTTTTTTAATTTCTTTTTCTAGTAATAATTTCAATTTATTTTTCCAGTATTCTATCATTTTTTTTTCTATTTCTTTATATTTGGTTGTATTAATTTTATTGCTTCCTTTTAATTTGCTTTTTTGAAAATAATCTTCATATTTTTCATACATTAAATTCATATTTTTATCATTTATTATTTTTTGCGTAATAATATCTAAATCAATTATTTGAAAATTAAAATTGTTACTTTGTAGCATTTCTATTATCTTATCTTTAATTTTATTATTTAATCCTACGATATGACAAAATATATTATCCATTTATAATAATATAGATAATTAATCATGATGACTAAATAAAGAACATTTTATACTTTTTGCCACTAATTTATAACATTTAGATTTATGTCTAAATATTTTTTTACATATATCTTTTGAATTAGGTCCATGATATATATTTTTATTTCTATATAATGATGATACAATTATACCTATGGATAATCCAAATAATATATTAAATATTAAATTTATCATATAATATAGCAAGTTTTTTTTATCTTAATTATATTTATATGAATCAAAATATTTGCTTTAATCAAAATGCTTTTTTAACTGCTATCTTATTAATTACAGTTATAATATTATCTTATAATCATTTTTTTAATACATGTCCTCCATGTAAACCTGTTATTATTACCAAAAGGGATAATAATCAACATATTGAAAAAAAACAAGAACAACCAAAAGAAGAACATAATATATTAGTATCAAATAGATATAGTAATCATAATCTAAAAAATAATTCAATAGTAAATAAATTAATTGATATTAGAGATAAAAATGCTGTGGATGATCCTTTACATCCACCAAATAGAAGATTACCTAGACATATATATCCAAGTGATATAAAAGATTATATTTTTGAAACTCCTACTAGAGGATATCCTGATAATTATCATTATTACGGTAATTTAATAAGAAGAGAAGATGATAAGATAGTTAAATTATTTGGTAGACAAACCTATCCAGGTAGTAACAAGTATGAATATTATGGAATTACTTCAGATAGTGTAGGAGGTTCATCTGTAAAAATTCCAGTAAATGTAGATGGAGATAAAGAATTATATGATAAAGATGAAGTAAATATAGAATTTTTAGATTCTAGTAAGGGTAATTTTATATTATATATGAATGATTATGATAGACCTAGATATAACCCATTTGTGATAAATTAAAATATTTTAATATTATAAAGATATATAAATTTATAATTATCTGCTTCTTTAAATGCCATAAAGTAGTCTTTTTTAGATAAATAAAAGCTAATATAAGTTAATATATCAAGTTCAACTTGATTTGTTACTAATATTCTAGAATTTATGAGTAACATTTTTAAAAAACTATTTAAATTATATTCACTATTTTCAGATGTGTCATCTAATGTAATATCTAAACCATATTTTAGAATACTTTTACTAATATAAGACATATTTTTATTTGAATATGTAATACCCCAGGACCATACAAATAAATTTTCCTTATGGTAATAATTGCCCATTCCTTCATAATTTGCCTCAAGAATTAACTTATCATTCTTATAAAATCTTATTATTGATTCTTTTAAATCGGAATCAAATGTTTCCTCAATAACATTATCGTAAGAGTTTAGTATTTTATTATATTTATCAAATTTTTCGTCATAATATTTATACGCGTTTTTCATTAAATTTTTGCTATTCATATAAATTTATTATATATTTTATATATATAATAAATGCATATAAATGAATTTTATACTTTTTTAAAAGAAAATCAAATTGTTGATACAGCTATTGCAACTATATTTAGTAAATTAATTACAGATGTAAGTTATTCATTCATTGATAATATACTATTGCCAATTATTAATATTGATGTAAATAATGACGGTAAAGCTGATATAAATGATTTTAAAAATAAAATTATAAATATAAACGGTATACATCTAAAATTAGGACCTTTTGTTATAGAACTAATAAAATTTATTGCTATTATGTTTATATTATTTATCTTGAGTAAATATAAATAAATTACTTAATTATTTTATTTATATTTTGTACTTATGCGTTTGAAATTACTTCTATTTCATAAGGTAAATTTAAAGATGTACTTTCAGATATACTTTCAGATACACTTTCAGATATAATATTATCATTAATAGTTTCAATTTCTAAATTTTGAGGTAAATCTATAGATGTTTCTAAATTTGAAGTATAATCTTTTTTAGATTGAAAATTTTTTAAAAAGATATTTTCAATGTCACCGCCTAATAATTTTTTTTCATCATCATTTCCACAATTATCTTTATTATAATCGTCATGTTCGCCTCCACAATCACCTCCTATTTGTTGATTTGATATAGAAACAACTTCTAATTCATCTGGTAAATCAATAGATGTTTCTGAAATAATATTACCTCCTTCTTGATTATGGGTCATTGAAACAACTTCTAAATCATTAGGTAAATCAATAGATGTATCACTAAAGTTATTACCTCCAAATTGTTCATTTGTAATTGAAACAACTTCTAATTCATCTGGTAGATCTATAGATGTTTCAGTAAAGTTATTACCATCGTCTTGTTCATTGGAAACAACTTGTTGATTAGTATTTGGAACAACTACTAATTCTTCAGGTAATTCTATAGATGTTTCAGTTATATTATTACCACCTTCTTGATTATTTTCAATTGTTATAATTTCTATTTCTTTAGGTAAATCAATTGATGTGGAGTTTATTTCATTTACATTATGACTTTTACTATTTATAAATAAGTTATTGATATCTGTAATATCAGCTTCTCCTCCTTCTTGATTATTATTTAATCTTACAATTTCTAATTCATCTGGTAAATCAATTGATGTTTCACTTAAATTATTACCTCCGTCTTGTATTAAATCTATAACTTCAATTTCATCTAGTAAATTAATAGATGATTCTGTATTTGATAAATTACCTCCTAATTGATTTTTTTCAGATATTTCACTACTTGTAGTATTATTTATATCATTATTTATTGTTACAATACTCAACTCATTGGGTAATTCTAATGTTGATTCAGTTTTTACATTACTTTTAATAGATTCATTAATATCTGATTTTTTATCGGATGAATTATTATTTATATTAAATAAATCTAAAAAGCCACCATTTGCATTATCTTGTAATGAAACGTTTAAAAATGGATTTTTTTTTTTATTATTTAAAATATTACTAATATCAACACTAGGACTATATTCTCTTAAAGAGTCGGAATTAGAATCTATCATGTAAATAGGTGGGAAACCACCTTTAATATTATTAGCTCCTCCTTTTAAGAAATTATTAAATTCACTATCAGTTGCACTTGATATTGATTTATCATTATTATATTTTTTAATGAAATCGATATAGCTTTCCATTATATTATATAAAGATATAATATACTATAAATATTTAAAATATAAATATTTAAAATATAATAATTAGTTTATCTTTATTATCAGAAATAAAATTTATATTAGTTTCTATACTATTTTTAGTTATAATTTCTGATTTATTATTTATAGCTGATTTATCATAAATAGCTGGTTTATCATTTGTATCTTTTTCTTCTATAGAAGATTTACAAGAAGAATCTTCTAATTCTAAAGTTTTTTTTGAATTTATTTTAATAATATGATTTATATTACAACATTTTCCTTTATTGGGACAAGTATATTTTAAATATTCATTTTTTTTAACATCTCCAATATAGTTTAAGTATAATAATCTATGCAATGCATGTTTTTTTCCATTAAAGAAAAAATTAATATAATGTACATCAGTATTACTAATGTATGTAATATATCCTTGCCATAATATACATTTATCACCAAATAGACTCCCTTCTACATTTCTACTAATTCTTTGTAGACTTTTTACATCTAATTTTTTATCGTTTTCAATACATTGCTTTTGATTATTTACTAATTCGACAAGTATTTTATTTTTTGATATTTTACCCATTTAAATAAAATTAGAATTTATTTAAAAAGGGTATATAAAAAACAATTAATAATACATTGATTTTATTTTTGAAGGTTTATTTGATCCTAAATGAAATTCTAACATAATTACTATACTTTTTTTTGTAAATTCCTGATTTTTATATAATTTAATATTTTTAATGGATGAAATTTTTGTATCTTCTAAAACTATACCATTATCTAAGATGTAAATTATTTCATAAAAGTTATCAACGACCATAATAGATAGTTCAAATAATTTAGATAATAATAATAATTCGATAATCCCATTATAAATTGAATTATCTTTTGTAGAAAGGTCTTGAATATAATTATCAATTGTAATATTTAAATATTTTAATATATTTTTTTGAATATATACTTCATTACTAGTATCCATTAAAAAATCAATAATATTTCCTCTAAAATAATTTGAAAGATCCGTTTGTAAATCTGAATAATAACCTAAATTTCTAAAATCTGTTTGATATAATGGATTATTTATCCAATAATAACAATTAGAAAATGCTCTTAAAATAGTATTATTATTTAATATAATATTTTGAATGTAAATATCTCCCAAAATTTCTATTTGATTTTCATTATTCTCTTCTTCAATTGATTTACCTATTTTATAAAATTTTCTTTTACCTATTATAGGAATATTATCCGCTCCAAAAATTTGACTCAAAATTTTATTAATATTAGGAATATCACTTTTTATAATTTCTTCATGATCTCTTTGAGTAAAATTTTCATAATCTACAATATCACTAACATAATAATTATCTATAGCTAATAATTCTTTTGATTTCATCTCATCTTTAACAAGTTCTTGAATTATTTTATTTACATAAATAATTGCATTTTCTTTTGAAACTATTAATTTACATGTATTTCCTTTCCATTTGCAATGATTTGTTAAACTACAGGCTTCTTTGGTTATATTTGTATTACATAAATCACGTTTATTTTTAATTTTATATTTATTAATATTTACATCTTTTGTTCCTATTTCCATAATTCTTTCATTACCTCCTTCTTGTGCTAGATCATATAATTCTTTATCTATATTTTTAAATAATAATGATCTTAATAATTGTTTCCTATCTTGTATTAATAGTTTTTTATTTTCTAAAATTTTTATTATTTTATCTTTAATCTTTTCATTTAATTTTAAATAATTACTTAATTCTAATCTAAATAATTCATATGATTCCTTATCATAAGCTTTTAACTTAATATTTTCAATCCTATCATCTATCTTTTTTTCTTTGCTTTTAATAAATTGGTCTATAATATCTTCTTGGGCGATATTTTTTTTTTTAAATTCTTTTTTATTTAATTTTTTTGCTATATTTATAATATTATCATAACTTATAATTTCTGGTCTAACTCTTAATTCAATATCATTATTTAATATAAAAGCAACTAAAGTATACATCTTATCGTTGTTTTCGGTATATAAAAATCCAATTGGTTTCATATCCATACTAATCTGTGAATCAATATTTAATAAATTGTTAATAGTTGATTTTATATCAGTAATATTATTTAATATATCTTTTTTAATCAATTTATTATACAATGTACCAGATGGATATGTAGGTAATAACATATTATTATTTAAAATAACATATCTACATTTATTACGTAAATCAATAACTTGTTCTTTTATTTGATATTCTTTACTTAATTTAGATAATTCTCTATTTAAAGTCTTACAAGTATATTTTATACCTTTATTGAACTTATCACTTGATTCTCTATTACAACCTAATTTATAGAATTCAAAACATTTATTAATATTATCATCTTTTTTATATATTTTACTTATATTTGCATTTTTATTAATATCAGGTTTTTCAACTATAAAAATAGGATAAAATATTTTATTATCTTTTAATAAAAGTATATTATCTCTATTTTTATCATCTCTATATATATCATCTTCATAATATGAACATATTAAATTATAATCATCTCTTAATGTTTTCTTTTCTAATGCTTTTTTAATGACAATGGTATTTTTTTGAAAAATGTAAAAGTTAATTCCATTTTCCGATATTAATCCCGGTTTTGAAATAAAATCACCTAAAACGTCATACTCTAAATAGTTATTAATCTTAATAAATTCAATAAAATTATTTTTTGTTTTAAATTGAGTTTTAATATCTCCAGAATTTAAACTTGTGAATAATATATCATTTTTATCATTCTCTAACTTAGTAATTAATTTATTTTTTATATCTTCTGCTGATATGTTATATATACTACTTATACTTTCTAAAAATGGATGTTGAGACGATTTAACTCCATATTTAAAAAAATAATATGGATTAGTATTAACTAAATAATGATTTTTAATATTTAACTTATATTTATCCATTTTATTTAAGAAATAATCTAAAATATCAGGTAACATTCCAAATCTACCTTCTTGTATTTTATTTGTATCTTGTAAAATATAAATTTTATCAGTTTGAATTTTTTTTTTAGAATATTCAACATTTTGAATTTTACCCATACATTTTAAATGATAATTCTTTTTATCCTTATTTTTTGATTCTGCAGGATCTTTCTTATAACAACAAGGCATACATAAATCATTTGGATTTTTACTTCTTGATAAGAATCCAATATACATATATTCTTTGTTATCTGTTGGATCGCATACATAATATAAACTATTTCCTTTCTCTTTTAAATTCAATAATTCGGCTGCCTTTAATGTTACTTCTTTTTTACCAACCTTGACAACTTTTTCATAATCTTTTGTTTTTTCATTAAATTTATAGCCCTTCTTTAATAAATCATCAATTGAACTATACACATACTGCTGAGGTTGTCTCTTTTTTGTACCACTATTTTGACAAGATCTTGTCCAATGACTTTCACCTTCTTCTGGTCTATATCCTAATCTATCAGAATCAAATTTTGTAATTTTTTTTACTGTTTTTATTTCCATATCTTCTAAATCAACAACATCATCTACTTTATTTCTTCTTTTAGCAATATTTACAAGATCCTTTAATTTATCTTTTAACTTTTGCATATCTTTATTTTTTTCAAGATATGTTTGAATGTATAAATAAATCATAATATTACAAAACTTAATTATTCTATTTAATTGATTTTTATTTCTCGCACCAGATATTCGTATCTTATAGTTTTGACGTGATTTACCTTGTATATCAATACCAATTCCTGGATTATTATATTTTGGAGCAGTTTCTAATCTTTTTAATACTTTTCTTGATTTCTTTATTACAGGATATTTCTTTTTTACATTTTCTATTTTAGTATTCGCTTCTGAATCAGTTATATTAAATTGTTTTGCAATTTCTTTTACTAATGATATATCAGTATATTCATAATTTTTCATAAAATATACAATTCTATGTTCTATTTTCGCTTCATTCTCATATTTACTGACTCTTTTATATCTTAAATAAGTACCATATTTACTTTTTGGATCAACTATACCTTGTTTAGAACCTCTTTTTCTAGGTTCTATTACTAAAGAAATATATGGATAGAAAAATCTACAAAAATCTGATAAATCATTATGATTTATTGACTTTTTTCCATCAAATTCGAATTTTTGAATTGAATTAATAAATGCAAATATAAAATCGTCATCTGATGGCATATCAATTTTTAACTTTATATTTTCTGAATTAATTTTAGTTACTAAATTTTTAATATATACATAAGTTTTTTTTATATCATCTACAGTAGCTTTATCGTCTTCTTTCCATTGTATTTTATATTCTAATCTACCATTTTCATTCAAACTTAATGCAATATATTTATTACTTGATCCGCCTTTCTGTTCTGCCTTAATTTTAATTGATATACCATAAGGAGAATTCTCAAACCATTTTGCCATAATTGCAGTTTTATCATTCTCATTAACAGTTGTATCAAATTTATATATCATCTTACCATCTAATAACTGATATTGTAAAAATGGATATTGTTCAGTCATTATAAAATTATCAAAAATTCTAAATAGATCTAATATTGGACTATTAAAAGTATTCGTATGTGACACATAAGAATGAATTACTGAATGAGTAATATAATTATCATTAAACATTTTTTGAATTGAATTATTTTTATGATCTACTAATTCAACTGTTTTAATAATTTCATTTTCTAAAATTAAATCATTGTTAATTGTTTGATATACGTTTTTCATTTGATTTATTTCATATTTTCTATTTTGTTCATCTTTAATATTTAAATAATTAATAATTTGTTTAAATTCTTCTGAACTAATATGGAAAAAATATATTTTGATGTAAATATCATAAAGATTCTTAATTTTATCAAGAGGTCCGGTGTAATTTAATCCTAATTCATTAAAAATATCAATTACATAAATTTCATTATTTTGAGTGTATTTTTCATAATCTTCTAATAATTTAAATTCATCTTCTTCCCTTCTAATTCTTGAACCATACTTTCTCATATCTTGTTTTAAAAATTTTAGACTACCCTTTAATTCTTCATAGACTCTCAAGTTATCATTTGGTTCTATATCTATTGGCAACATTTCACTACGTTTTATCCATTTTTGACCCAACATAATATTTTCTGTCTTACTTTTACTATCTTGTTGATCTATAAACTGATATTTACTCCACATATATAATCTAGATGGTGTTAAATAAGCATTGTGTTTCATATCTCCACTTTTTTCAAAAATGTTATTTAATTTTATTGAACAACAAATTTTCTCTTTTAACTTTTTAACTGTATCATCCTTAAACATATACTGTTCAAATACATAATTTTTATAATACACATTTTTTAATGAATCATCGTACATAACATCATCCTTATTACTTGGAAATTCTATTAACTTTTTTTTTTGAGTAATATTCTTATCATCATTCTTCATTACTTGATCTATCATTTTTGATGTTGTTTTTAAATTTTCATCTACATCTACTTCTTGATACATATTTTCTAACTCTTCTAAATCGAATTCATCTACTTCATCTAATTCTACATTATTATCGATAATAGTATTACCTATATCATCTTCTACATCTTCGTTGTTATTATTATCATCATCAACATCATCATCATCACCACCTATTTGTACATTTTTTGTTGTATAATCTTGCGTATCTATTTGTTGTTTTTCTCTTAAATTCTTATTTCTTTCTCTTACTTCTCTTTCTTTTTTAAATAAAAACTGATAACTGTACATACGCCCATCATAAAATTGTTTATTACTTATATTATTTTCAAACCAACTTTTACCAAATTTTTTATCTATTTCCTTACGTTTTATTGGTGTTTTTAGAATTAAATTAAAACTTAATTCTAAATGATCTACTAAAAATAATTTTGTATACCATTTATTGCCATATACTTTTATTAATTGATCTATCTCTTTTAATGATAATTCCATTAATGTATCATAAAAATTCAAATTTATTATTTTCATTAATATTTTTTTTGTTTGTTCATCTAATAAATACCCTACAAAAACAAATAATTGATACTGACTACGCTTATTTAAATTTTTATACTTATATATTAACTTAACTGGATCATCCATTATATATTAAATGATATATTTAATATATAAATTTTATTTTTGAATTTTATTATTAGAATAAATATAATTATATTTATTTAACTCTTCCTTTTTTAAATAATTCTCTTTACTAATTTTAGTACTACATATTTCACTACATTGAATTAAACAGTACCTATACTAATCGTAAATTTAATTTAAAATATTATTGCTTAATCTAATTCCACAATAATCTTCTGGAAATGAATTATAGTCCTTATATGAATAAATATTACATTCAATCGCATATCTTAGTAACTCTTGATTTATTCTTTTAAATAATGGTGTATGACCTATTTCAGGACAGCCTACATGTGCTATTTCATGAATTGCAACGTACATTAATTCATTAATATCATGAATTGAATTATCATCTTTTGATCTTAAACAAAATACTATTTCTTCACCTTTATTAATTGAATAACTCGTAAATTTAGAGTTATCTGTACTTTCTCTAAAAATTATAAAATTAAATTTACTATTTATAGTATTTATATAAGATTTAATAAAAGCATCACGATCATTATTGTTACTTTCAGCTTCTTTTAATGTATAATCTACTAAAGTTTTTAGTTTAGTTTTTATATTTGCTAAAGTATCTGCAGCTTTATCTTTATCATCTAAGTTTCTTACTAAATAATGGTCACCTGTAAAAGCTTCATGATATGATACTTCCGAAACATGAATAAATATAAATATTAAAACGATTGATAAGAATGTAATAATTAGTATAGTTTCTTTCATATATATATACTAATTATTTTAATTAAATTATATTTAAAATTAAAATCTTATGTAAAATATATATTATTATGGGTGTTAATAGCTCAAACTTAAACCAAACATCAGAAGCGGAATCAGTTAACTGGGAAAATGCTCAAACTGAAGGATACAATAACGGTGTAAAAATTACAAAAAAACAAAATGGTTTTGAAGAAATTGATTTAGATATAAATTTCGCTGATACAGACTCTGAAAAAAGTATTACCGAAGTTTTTCAAAAACTTGATAAAGTAATGAAGGATTCTGAAACCCAAGAAGGAGGTTCTAGTCCATTTATTTCTACTGAATTATACAAAAAAATAATGGAAGGTGGAAATGATGAATCATCCTCTCCATTTATCTCTACTGAAATTTATAAAAAAATAATGGATGGTGGTAAAAAGAAAGATATTTTAGATAATTCATCTTCATCATCAGAAGACGGCGATGATGATGATAGCAGTGATTCATCTACTTCTTCTGATGATATATTAAGAGCATTATCTCAAGTATCATTAACATCATCTGATTATCCACATAATAAAAAAAAACATGAAAATAAACACGGAAATAAACACGAAAATAAATCCCCAATGTCAGCCACATCTCCCGTTAATGGGTATGGATTTTCCGATACATCATCTGAAATGTTAAAATCTGAAAAAGAATACTTTGTAGGTGGTCAATCTACTGATACACCATACAATGTTGCTTCTTCATCAATTAATACATCTGATATTAATTTAGTATCAGTTGATTCTGTTAATGGAAGAAGATATTTATAAATAAATTACATTTTACCTAAATCTAAAAATAATTTTTGATACTGTTTATTATTTTTAGACTCTTTTTCATCATCTGAACTATCAGATTCTGAAAATATATTATTATCATCTCTATTTTTATCTAATCCTAACTTTTCAATATCTGGATTATCATCATTTATATAATATTTAGCAACATTTGCTGATTTTTTCTTATTTTTAATAGTCAATTCTTGTAATTGTTTTTTTTGTCCTTTCTTAACATTAAAAAAACTATCAATTGAAACATTACCTTTTCTCTTATTATTTTCTATTTGAATTGCTTCATTAAAAATCTGCTCAGGATCATCTACTAACAATTCTAAAAATTGAACTGTTGGATTCTTTATCTGATTTGTCAAATAAAATAGATAATCTACTTGTAAATTATTTTCAATTATATAATCAGGATGTTCTATTCTATCACCTTGCAATAAACCCTTTTTCTCTTCTACTACTACTGCTGCATATGGTACTCGTTCATTAATTTGAGGTGCACTGCCTGGATCTCTTTCCATCATTCTATCAGCCAGACATACATGTGCTATTCTAGTTCTATCTGCATATTTTGTCTTCAATGTTTTTGAAGTTACAAAATTATGTAAAGGATATTTACCTTTTAATAAGTTAACTATTGATTTTTTTATGTAATCAACTGCTTTCTCTACATTCACTTCATTTAGCAAAATATCAACCATTCCACCTACTACCTTTTTAACAATTCTAGCATTATCTCTTCTTTTCAAAACAATCCCCATACTATTTTGTTTAAACTTATTTTTATCAAATTCATATTTATTCCCTACATAACGCTTCTTACTTAGAATACAAAATGGATAAAATGTCTTCTCATATTCTAAATCTTGTGGCGCATGCATCTTCATCTTAATTAAATTACCTGCAATTACACCTAAATCTATCGCAAACTCTAATGCTTCTTTCGTCTCATAATACTCATTATCTATTTTAAGACCAAAATCAATAAATACAGAATCGGTATCACCATATATGGTCTTTGGTAATATAGTGCACTTATTACATATTTTCATGATTTTTTCTTTAATATCATTTTTAAATTCATCAGTATGTAACGAATCTACCAATTCTTCTTTTAAGATTCTTTCTACTTTTATATTATCATTTTCTGAATATGCATCATATAAACCTTGTATAATTCCAGGAAATACATTCTCCATATAATCACGCGCTAATTCTAACATTTCCCGTCCTGTTGATGTTGTTGACGCTGCTATTTGTTTGAAATAAATTTGACTAAATGATGATCCCATCTGACCATATAATGAATTCGCAGTAATTTTATATGCTAACTGTAGACCGTCATAAATTGATTTCATAAATGGATCATCTGCCTGTGCCATCAATTTCTTTACAGCTTTCCTTTGTTTCAACAATTTTGATAAAATTGTTGGCATAATACCCATACTACCATCCTTGTTCTTTGCATATCTACATTTCGTCTTTGATCCATCAGCATTATTATATTCACAATCATAATATATATAATCCTCATGATTATCATATTTTGCATTATCAACAAATGTTTCATGTGATAAATTCTTATGAATCATCGACGAAGGATATAACGATGCATAATCTAATACTGCAATTGGTCTTTTATAAAAACCAATTTCTGGTTTAAATACTGTAGCACCTTCATACCCTACAACTTCATTATCATCTTTTTTACTTTGTAAATTAGGAATAAGATAATTCATCTGTCTACATTCTTTAACCACTAAACTAAATATCTTTATTCCTTGACCTCTAAAAAATAAATATGATAATGGAACAATACATACATTCGACATACCTATATTATTCATCATTACACAAAGACGAGCCATTATCTTATTAACTAATGCACAATCCTGAATACAGTATTCTGCAATTATTCTCCTATCTTCCGCTGTCCCCTTTTGTAACCTAAAAATATCAGCTGGCTTAACATCATCCTTCGCCATTGTCCATATCAAATTATTATCATCCGTCTTTGGAGCAGTATGTAATACTATATTATTATTATCGATTGACTCTATTTTATATTTTTTACCATCTTCTACAAGTTCATCATCTGATTCAATAAATTTAATATATCCACCTACATGTAAATCATCAGACTTATCTACTTCTATTTGATTACCTTTTAGGCTTATAACTTTTCCTCTAAGAAATTCCTCTGCTACAGAATCTAATTTATATGAATTCAATTTATAATCTCTCATCACTACTTTCATTAAATCGACTTGAACTCTACCTGGAGTATTATAGTAACGAATTTTATTATCACCTAATGCACTCGAAGATAATTGTGTATCAATATATTCACATTGTTGTTTTAGTCTCGAAAATTTACCAAATTCATTATCAATTCCTAAATACTTCGTTCTATCATGAATATACTTATTATCAAAACCATATATATTCCAACCTGTTATAATATCTGGATCCATTTTTATTACTAATTTTTGCCAAGCTAAAATTACCTCTCTCTCTGTCTCATATGATTCAACAATTGCTCCTTCTATTGGAGCACATGAACCAAGAGTTATAATATGTTTAAAATAACAGTCTTCTTTACCATTATAACTAATCGTAGAACCAATCTGAATTATTTTATCAGTATCACGATCTGCTTGTGGAAAACTACCATCACCACTTGTACATTCTAAATCATAAGATAATATACTTATATCCGCAACTTTTGAATTTTCAGTACCTTCAATATCAGTCCACTTCGCCTCAATTACAATATCTGTATTAAATCCTCTCTTTGGTAATTTAGTATATTTCTTTTTATCTATTTTTAACCATCCACTCGCATTTATATTTTGAATATGCATAAAACGTAATAATGGAGGAAAACCACTCTCATATGCTTTATATTCCTTAAAAGTATTATCCAAACCAGGAATCTTATGTTTATTGTTAAAAAGCCATCTATATTTTTTCATACCCTCATGTGTATTAAATACTAACCTTACAAATTTAAAACGTTTACCAGCAGTAAATCCATATAATCTATGTTTTTTAACTACATCATATGTAACTAAACTATTTTGAAATTTACCATATGTTTTATTTCTAATAAAATCAATAAAACGCTTCACATGTGTATCTTTCCACTCTTTTGGAATCTCCACAAAAAAATAAGGAGAAA